CCGTAGGCCCTGTTATAGAACAGGCTTTAGGCGACATAAAAAGCCCATTTGGAGAAATACTTATTGCGGGCTTGAAAGTAATCAAGATGATTTGGGATTTGAAAGTTCCTATTCTTGCCATCGGCGGGCTGTTTATGGCATGGCACGGCATTGTGGATGTGATTTTGCTTGTTACAAAAGTAATGAAAGGCTTTGAGATTGTAACAAGGGTTGTAGAAGGTATTCAAGTTGCACACAATGCGGCTTTATGGGGAACGACAGTTGCTATTGAAGCACAGGGTGGCGCGGCTGTTGCTGCCAGCATAGGAATGAAAATTTACTCGGTTGCATCCAGCATTGCAACAACAGCTACTGGAGCATTCACGGCAGCGACAACAGCATTGACAGCTGCAATCGCTGCCAATCCAATAGGAGCGATTGTTATGACGATTGTCGCCGCCATCGGTTTGCTTATCGGAATTATTGTCATCTGCGTTAAGCACTGGGATTCCATAAGCGCGGCTTTAAAAAGATTTGGTGAAGCTGCATTAAACATTCTTTCTACAGTCTGGAATGCAATAACAGGATTCTTTAGCAGGATTTCGCAATTTCTTTCCGATGTATGGAATGCAATAACAGGATTCTTTAGCAGGATTCCGCAATTTCTTTCTGATGTATGGAATGCCATAACCGGATTTTTTGCAAACATGTATCATGCGGTTATGAAATTCTTATTCGGAGACAATGCCGCCGCTATGGAAGAATTTGTAGCACAAATGATTGAAAAAATCGGGGCGTTTTTCGCCGGAATCTGGAATAGCATAACTTCTTTTTTTGGTAGCTTATGGGAAAGTTTAAGCTCGTTCTTTGCAATGGTCGGCGAAGGAATCGCGGGTTTCTTTGCCGGAGTTTGGGAAAAGATAACAGGCGCATTTACTGCTGTAATAGAATCAATCGGGGCGTTTTTTGGCACTGTATGGGAGAAAGTAACCGGATTTTTTGCAATGATAGGCGCGACTGTGGCGGGCTGGGTTGAATCTCTTAAAGCAAAGCTGCAGCCGCTTTTTGATTTTATAAGCGGACTTTTTGGTGGAATTGCGAATCTTTGGCAGGGGCTTGTTTCCGTGTTCCAGTCGGAAGGCCTTATAGGAGTTTTCAAAAGAATCGGATCTGCAATCCTTAGTTTTGTGCTTACACCGATTGAAGCGGTTTTAAGGGCGTTAGACTGGGTTCCTAGCATTGGCGACACAATGGGAAGTTGGGCGGATAAAATCGCAGAGATGAAAAGCGGATTTGACGCGAACGCAAGTTTTACGGAAAATCAAAACTTGCAGATTCCGCCGACAAAGACAGCCGCTGTTGCAAGCTCTTATTCACGGCAAGAAAGCTATTCAAACGTGAACATCAATCTTGCGGAACAACTGAAATCTGATAATTACGGCATGGTAGCCCCTGGCGTTACAGTCGCACGGACGGCAAGCGGTTCGTTCTAAATCGGTATAGCGAGTTTACGTAAGCGCAAATATCATAAAAGCATGGCTTGGAATGATGAAATACAAGAAGCAGCGTATAACTCACCTAGCGGAAAGCGGCAGACATTCATTTATGAGAATGTCAGCCGTGAAACCGATTTAAAAACAGCCTCTTTTGTCTTCCCGGAACTTGACGGGGCTTTAATTCAATCTTTAGGGCTTGGTGGCAGAACTTTTCCTTTAAAGTGTATTTTTTCCGGCGCAAACTGCAATAAAGAAGCTGATAGTTTTGAAAAGCTGTTGGAAGAGCGCGGACACGGAATTCTTGAACATCCTGTATATGGCAAAATAAATGTTGTTCCAACTGGAAAAATTAAGCGGACAGACAATCTTGTAAACGGCGCAAACGAAAGCAGCGTTGAAGTCACTTTTTCTGAAACTCTTGTTGATAAAGAAGAATCTACGAGCGAAGTTGCAACGGTGGACAAGCTGGATGCGGCAATGGACGAATACGAAAATTCCGCCGCCGCTAATTTCTCAAACAATATTTACACTGATTCTATTGAAGACAAGATGCAGCTTCAAGCAGCCATGAAGTCTAATGCAAATTCAACTTTCAAGGGCGTAGAAAAGATGATTAAAGCTGCGCCAAAAAACAAGAAAAGGGCAAATCTTTTTCAATGGTATGATTCTGCAAAAAGGTTTATTAACAGCATAATCGACAATGTAGACAAAATCGGAACTTTTGCAAATGAAGTGGCAACAACTACGATTAAGATGATTAGACTGCCTTCACAAATCACATCAGACGCATTTTCAAAACTTGCTGGCTATCAGCTTATGATTAGAGACATTGCAAACAATGTAAAAGCCGACCCGTTCGGAACTAAGGCAGTTACAAATCAGTGGGCCGCCGCTACGCTTGCATGGGGAAGCATGGTTGCGGCTTTAAGCTATGGATGCGCAAAAACGGCTGCGGAACAGAGTGTAAACCAGGGAGCAAATAATTTTGAAAGTTCCGGGGATTCTGCGGAAGATGATTCTGATTTTTCAGAAGGAAGTGCAAACGGCGGTTTTACAAGCCGTTCGGACGTTCTGGAAACTGCGGCACAGATTGCGGTAAGTTTTGCAGAGTACAGCGCATATATTGATTCACAGAACAAGAAGAACGCCTTTGTTGATACAGGCGAAACTTACGAAAAACTTTTGAATGTTGTCACTTATTCCTTGCGGTCGCTTGAAGAAACCGCCTTTGACTTGCCTGTTACAAGAATCATAAAACTTGACCGTGACAGACAGCTTTTTGAGCTTTTAACAGAGCTTTACGGCAAAGACGGATTCAACAGACAGGATCAGTTTATAAACGACAACAAACTTACGGCTGATGAGATTGTTTTAATTCCTATGGGGCGAGAGGTGCGCTATTATGCCTAAAGTTCATACTGTGGCAAGCGGCGACTTGCTTTGGAAAATCAGCGTCAAATACTACGGGATTCCTGGGAAGTGGACGGATATTGTAAACGCAAATCCACAGCTTAAAGGACGCAAAACAGCTTCAGATGGTTCGCCAATCATCCGTATTGGCGACAATCTCATTATTCCCGATACACTGGAGCCAAAAGAGAATAAAGCCCCTATACAAGCAAAACAGACTATTGTTTTGGACGAAAAGGCAAAAAAAGATCTTGCCATTTTTTGCGACGGGAAAAAGTTTACTGGTTTTACAGGTTACACGGTTGTTTGTTCAGTCGATACTTTTGACGCTTTTTCCTTTTCTTCGGTGTGGGATTCCAGTAAAAAAGAATTGCGGGATTTATTCAGACCGTTTACTTACAAAGAATGTGAAGTTTACTTTGACGGCGATTTGATTTTTAAGGGTCGGCTTTTACCAGCAGCGCCGAACGTTTCGCCGGATTCAAAGACAATAACCGTGCAGGGCTATCCACTTTGCGCGGTTTTGAATGATTCAACATTGCCAGATTCACTTTATCCGCCGGAATACAACGGCTTGGATTTAAAACAGATTGCAGAAAATATTGCAGGGGCTTTCAGCGTAAATGTCCAGGCTAAAACAGATGTTGGAGACGCTTTTAATAGTGTTGAAATTGCGCCAGAAGACAAGATTCTGGACTTTCTAAAAAAACTTGCTGAACAGCGCGGCGTTTTTCTTTCCAATGCGCAGGATGGTTCTTTACTTATCTGGAAGCCGGAACAGGAAGAAGTGAGCGCAACTTTTAAGGAAGGTGAACAGCCTTTTATTTCCTGCGTTCCGACTTTGGACGGACAGAAAATGTACAGCCATGTAACAGGCTTTACGAAGGTTGATGCAGACAATGATTCTGAAAAATATACATTTGAAAACGATTATTTGATTAAACACGGCGTTTTGCGCTGTTATTCAAAAGTTATGCAGGATGTTGAAGCTGGCGGGCTTGAAAATGCAGTTAAGGCAATGGCAGGGCGTATGTTTGCCAGTGCGGTTAAATACACGCTTACTGTTGCAGGTTGTAGAGATAAAAACGGCAAACTGTACCGCAAGAATATGATGGTCAGTGTACTTGCGCCGGACGCAGAGATTTACAAGGAAACAAAGCTGCAAGTTGATGAAGTGCAGCTGAAACGGAGCGAAAGCGAAGGCGAACAAACCGTTTTTTCTTTGGTTATTCCTGGAAGCAGAACGGGCGAACTAAACAGGGGTTTTGCATGGGAAGAATAGGAAAACACCTTAAAGCTGAAATTGACAAATACATTGAACAGGTGATTGAAACACGCTTGAACTACAAACAGACCGCTTTAACCTTTGCCCCTAGTGGTGATGATTCGCCGCCGATTAAAGACGACAGAATTATTCTTGTGAGCATAGACGGAAACGGAAAGTTTGCCGCCGTTGGTGTTTTAACAGCTTCACAGGGAGCAAAGCCGGGCGAAAAGATTCTGTATTCAAGAAATGAAGACGGCGAAGTGCAGGCGGTTTTATCGCTTTTGAACGACGGCAAAGTGAAACTTGAAACGCCGGAAGAAGTGAGCGTTGCAACTGAAAAGGATTTGAAAACCGAAAGCAAAGCAAATATTGAAGTTTCAGCGTCGCAAAAAATGACACTGAAAGCGCAGCAAATGGAGCTTACAGGCGGAATGCTTAAATGCAAGGGAACTGCAACACCTAGCGGGCAAGGCCCGTTCTGTGCAATTCCTGTTTGTCCGTTTACTGGTGCGCCGCAATGTGGCACGGATGTAAGCGGAACATAAGGGGATTTTATGGCATTAGACGGAAACAAAACAGGAAGCGCAGTTTACAACTTGATAAAGACAACGCAAGTTTCAGACGAAGCAAGCTGTGAAAAATTGTGGCAGAAAATTATAACAAAGATTTTTGATGACATAAAAAGCGATGCGGAAATAACAATTCCTAGCGGACAAGTTGTTATTGCCGTTGTAGGACAAGCAACGGGAACAAAAAACCCGTCACCTATTCAAAGCGAGATAGAATAAATGGATTTGAGCAAAACGGAGTTTGCCGGAGATGTACTTTTAAGCGGTGCGGACGGCATGGGAAACATTGTTATTGAAGATGGACTTGTTAAAGACTGCCGTAATTTTTCTACGGCTGTTTATTTGTCTTTATTTGGCGGAAACGCAAGAGACAGCGCAGGGCGTGAAAATGAAACCTGGTGGGGCAATCTTATTCCAGGAACAAAGAAAAATGAAAAGCTGGTTTCTT